TTTATTAAGGAATTAATTATGGCAACAAATATAAAAGCAATATTCGCAACATCTACATCTACGATAGATTCGGTTCCCGGTAGACTTAGAGGATACAGTTTAGTAAACGGAATGGCTTCGGCAACTGATATTGTATTAAGAGATGGTGGCGCTGCCGGATCAATTATTATGAAACAGAGACTAATAGCTGGAGGTTCGTCTGATCAGTATATTGAAGATGCGGGTATTCGTTACGAAACAAATTTACACGTAACTATGAATGCAGGAGTTAGTGTAGCCGGTACATTTTTTGTAGGATAGCACATGGCTGTTCGTAAGAAAAAGAAGGGCATGGGCATAAAGTCTAGTGTTAAGTCTGGAAACTTTAGACCGACTAGACAAGGTGCTGGTATGACAGCTAAAGGTGTGGCTGCTTACCGTCGTGCTAATCCTGGTTCTAAACTAAAAACTGCTGTTACAGGTAAAGTCGCAAAAGGTAGCAAAGCTGCCAAAAGAAGAAAGTCATTTTGTGCACGATCTGCGGGTCAAGCCAAAATGCATAATATTAACTGTCGAAAGACACCAAACAAAAGAATTTGTCAAGCAAGAAGGAGATGGAAATGTTAGACATGAGTATGATATGGGAAAAAATAAAAGAAAAAGTTAAGTGCACTACGTGTAATAGACACTGGTATATTATAGCAGCTGTAGCGGTAGTCGCTTGGTGTTGGATTTGGTAACATGACCAACAAAGAATTAACTGATATTAAACTTGAATTGACTAGACACATAGAACGTGAGCAACAATTGCGTGAAGATGTGTCTGAGTTAAAAACAGATATGGGTTGTGTTAAACGATCTATCTTTCAAGTTAAATGGTTAGTTATAGGAGCTGTGTGTGCCACTGTTGTTATGCAATCAGGGGCATCAACAGTTATTGCAAAGATATTAGTAGGTATTTAATGTGGCAATAAGTCGTGCTAATATAAAACAACAGGTAACGAAAGGACCACAAAAGAAAAAGTGGACCAGAAAGTACAAAAAGTCTATTAACTGTAAAAACCCAAAAGGTTTTTCACAACGAGCACATTGTGCTGGTAGAAAGAAAAGAGGTAGATAATGCAAGTAACAAAAAACGTAATAAGGTTTAATAAGTTAATGATAAAGATTCCACAAGATACAAAAAGAGTGTGGGATTTATCAGAGAATCGATGGGGGTATAAATATGACAAAGTTATGTCCTAGAGGTAAAGCTGCTGCCAAACGTAAGTTCGCAGTCTATCCAAGTGCTTATGCAAATGCCTATGCATCAAAGATTTGTGCGGGTAAAATAAAAGATCCTAGTGGTAAAAAGAGAAAAGATTTTAAAGGACCAAAGCCTAGAAAAGCTGGAGGAGGCACTATTAAATTAAACGGTGGTGGAAAGGTTGCTCGTGGTTGTGGTATAGTAAAAAGAAAGAAGAAAACTAAATACAGATAACATGACTAAAAAAAACTATTATACACAAAGAGAATGGGACAGAGTTGTTGGTTATGGAAAAGTTCCAAAAGAATATAAGTTAAAAAAACATCATGGCTAAAAAAGGTTTAAAAACATGGTTCAAAGAAAACTGGGTAGATATATCTACAGGTAAAAAGTGTGGCCGTAAATCAGCTAAATCATCAAAAAGAAAGTATCCAGTCTGTCGTCCAAAGGCAGTAGCTGATAGAATGACAGCAGGTCAGAAAGCTGCGGCTGTTAGAAGAAAAAGAGCCAAGACTAACGTAGGTCCAAAGCCTACATCTATTCGTTATCCTATTAGTGCGAGTGGACGTAAACAGAAGGTTAAAACTAAACGAAGGAGATAGACGACGATGATTGATCCATTGACAGCTTTTGCAGCATTAAAAACTGCAAGTTCGGCTATATCCTCTGCCGTAAAAGCTGGTAGAGATTTAGGATCTCTCGTTGGTCCTATCACAAAACTAGCAAAAGCAGAAGCTGATTTAAGCTTTGCAGCAGAAAAGAAGGGTGGTATACTTGGGAAATTGACGGGAGCTGAGCAGACAGCAATTGAAGCTCACTTTCGGAAAGAGGAGGCCAAACGTATTCGTGATGAAATGCGTGAATTGTTTTTATTGTTTGGTTCTCCTGGACAGTGGGAAAGACTACAAGGTGAAATTGCTAACGAAAGATCTCGTCGAAAGAAAGCTCTTGAAGAATTAGCAGCAAAGAAACGTCGACTCAAAAATACAATTATTATAACTGTATCTATTGTGGCGGCGGTGATAATATTAACATTTGAAATCATGTACTTAAAAGGAGCACTATAAAATGGTAATGATAAAAAACAGAAAGACAGTGAAGGGTAAGTTAGGTAGCACTAGACCAAAAGATACCGACTTTGCTGGTATAGCAAGAAAACAAAGTAGAAAGAAAAAGACTACAACTAAAAGTAATAGACCTACTGATGCTAGAACTAAAGCTCTTAGAACAGCTTTAAAAGAGAAACAGAAACTAGCGGGTAAAGGATTAGGTCAAGCTGGTCAAGCATTCTTAGGAGGATCTGCAAAACAGACACCAGTTTCTCCAAAGAAAAAACCAACAGGTAGGCCTGGTGGAAAGATGAGTAGGCCTGCTGCTAAATCACCACCTAAACGAAGACGTGGCTTTGGTTTTACATCCAGAACAGGACCAATTAAATTAAAACCAAGATTTGCTGGTGGTGGTAAGACTTCTAAATATCGCATGGCCGGAGGAGGTAAGACTTCTAAATACCGTATGGCCGGTGGTGGGAAGACCTCCAAGTATCGTATGGCTGGGGGTGGAAAGACTTCTAAATATCGTATGGCTGGGGGTGGTAAAACATCTAAGTACAGAATGAAGGGTGGAGGTAAGACATCTAAGTATATGGCTAAAGGTGGTAAAACTTCCAAGTACATGAGACGAGGCGGCAAGGTTAAGTAGTGGCATATACAATTTCTAACATCCCACACTTTAAGTGTTGGGTGAGGAAAGAGTTCACACATAACCACGAGAAATACCAAGGAGAGTTTCTCCATGCTTTGGCTTTTGCAGTGTGCACTATCCCAGACCGTTGTTTAAGTTTTCAAGTTGTGTTTACAGGATGTGGCGAAGATCACCCTAATCCTCACGGTGGAGCTATGTGGGCACGTATACCAATAACGTCTTTAGTGGGGGACACACCGTTTGATGAATGGCCACCAAACATACAGACTCATTTAGCCCAACCATGGGATTGCTCCAGTCGTAATCATGCCATCATCAGAATGGACAGAATTAGTTCAAGTCCGTGGTTGTGTAAGATAGCAGGTGAGTTCTATAATGGTAAGTATATGTTTACGGTTGACTATACCGACAGTTATATATCAGATGATCCAGCACAACATAAACAATCACATGTGTTGGAATTGACATCGGGTCCGTATAAAGGTTGTATAGTGGCATTACCAAACAATCGTGTACGTGTAACCAACCCTGCGCTATGGGCAGTTGGAGAAGGACCACCAGACTTTGTGCCGTCACAGTGGGAACACTCCGCAGAACAACACGATAGTTATATGGACTGGGAAACAACATTTGATAACCTATATGAATGGGGAAAGGATAAGAAAAAATGAAATTAACAGATCTTAGTGGAGATGGAAAAGTAACTCAAAAGGACAAACTTATTGGTGCCGGTGTTTTGGACAAGGACGGTAATAAAGTTAAGAAAAAGTTTTTTAATGGTGGTAAAGTACATGCATCATTTGGAACTGACTTCGACGATAGGTAAATATTATGGATAATAAAAAAGTACGTAAAATTATTAGTGGTTTAAAAAAAGCATCAAAGCTACATGCTTCTCAGGCTAAACAACTTGAGGGCATGTTAAAACAAAAGAAGAAATAGATGGCAACTTCAGGTACAACAACATTCAATCTCGATATAGCTGATGTAATTGAAGAAGCCATGGCTATGTTAGGTGGTGAGCAAACTCTAGGGTTTGAACCGTTAGAGGCACGTCGCACACTTAACCTTCTTCTTATCGATTGGATGAACCGTGGTATATTACTTTGGAAACAAAACTTAGCCACATTGGATATAACAAGTGGCACAGCTGAATATACATTACCAACTTCACTTATAGATATAACTGAATTAGTTCACAGAACAGTCAGTGGTTCAACAACCACAGACTTAGCTTTAGAACGTATTACTATGGAAGCTTATCAAAGAATTACAAACAAGACACAAACGGGTAGACCAACACAGTATGCTATCAATAGATTAAGAGATGCAGCTGAATTATATTTATGGCCTACACCTGATACCACAACTTCAAGTGGCACACCTATATTATCATATTTCAGCTTTAACAGAGTTGAAGATATAACAAAGTCCGATCAAGATCCTGATGTTCCTTTTAGATTCTTACCATGTTTAGCTACCGGCTTAGCTTATAAAATGTCTATCAAAAGACCAGGCATTACATCCGAAAGAGCCAGTATGTTAAAACAAATGTACGAAGAAGAATTAACATCAGCAATGTATGCAGATAAAGAAAGAGCTAGTCTTTTGATTAAGCCATCGTTTAGGTTATAATGGCAAAAGGTAAGTATGCATACTTTATCTGCGACCGATCAGGGT